TACGTAGTAGCGAGGCTACCATCTCTTTTAAAGAGTTAGAGGGAAACCTTAGACCTCGCAGAGAAAGTTTCTTCTTAAATGCTAGGATGCAGGTCGAAGAGACCGGCGGTGGAATACAGAAAATAATACATCAAATATGGATTGGGAATAACCCTGTGCCTCAAGAGTGGATGGATACAGTGAAGGAGTTTGCGGATAAACATGGATACCAGTACAAGTTGTGGAAAAATGCGGATGATCTCGGCATAGATGATATACCTGGGCTACGCAAGGTTTACAATGCCTTTGCAAAGCAGCCTGCGGGTCGTGCAGATATAATACGCATCTTGGCTCTGTATAAATATGGTGGAGTATACATCGACGCAGACTCGGTTATCGTTAAACCGGAGAAATTTCAACATTTTCTCGACAAAAATAGGGCGGCTGTATTCTTCGGATGGGAGAATCTGAGTGAGAAACGTACAAGAAAACTCCGCAAGGATGGTAATATAGACCCTATCGTACTGAAAACGAGGCGTTTGGTTGCAAACGGCTTAATAGGGGCGCGCAAGGGACATCCGTTTATGAAACGGCTATTGGATGGATTCGTGGAAAATATGAAGGTCGAGTCGCAGGAAGGAAAGGCCGAAGTATGGAAGGCAGTGGGGCCGAACTACGTCACACGGGTGTACAATAAAACGCGGAAAGAGTTTCCCGATGTACACGTATACCCGATGAAATATTTTTACCCCATTCATTGGGGTGGTATTACTGACCCAAATATGCATAAAAATACGCGTATTCCTGGACAGAGTATGTTATTTCAATATGGATATACAACCAACTCATTCCACAAGGTGTTTAAGAAGGGCCAAGCCACACGGAAACGGAAGGATTAATGAGGTATCCTGCTACCATAGTGCCTGATCACATAGAGGTAATGCTTCTTGGAGTCCATGAAGACTTGATAGGTATCATCGTGTCGCGTACAATCTTCTACGAGTGAGAGCAGTGTATTGCTGGAAACAGCTCGCTCAAACTCGTGAATCTTCTGGTATGCCTTATCTGGCAGCGTGATATGGATACATTTCATATTCTCAAGATCATCTGCGAGATCCGGCTTATACCTGCGTATGATCGACAAGACAGTTGTCTCATCCCACTTGCCCTGAATCTTCTTAATAGATTTGAACTCCATAGGAGTGATTTGAATACCCTTTGGAATAGTACGTGGCTCTCTGATAGATTCGCCTGGAGGCGGGCTGTCTACAATATCCGTTAGCCCTTGCATATTACTAGGGTGTGCGAGTGTATCCTTAGAGGATGTAACATTACCCCCCCTGATAGTAAGGCATCGAGAGTGATAACTCTGTACCTTACTCCAATCCCCGCGCAAATCAATCCAAGCCAAGTATTCATGAATGCGATCTACATCACAGAACATGTGGGAACTACCTACACCCGATTGCTTATCATTGCCACAGAGGCGTCCAACGAGGCCTTGGGCAGTCACGTTCGTGTCCTTACTCACTGTCAAAGGCTCATGGACAACTCCCATGTAGGCGTCATTGAGGCGCTTTCCTGCACGCCAGAACTCCTTGATCAGAAGAATCGTATGCTGTCTCGGCTGCATTCCCATATGATAATCAATATCTCCCACACGATCATTTGCAGAGTGCTTTTCCGTTTTCCACCCCTCTCGAGCACAGATTTGTTGTAACTTTTCCTCGAACTCCCCATTCTTCCTCGACTTTGTAGGGAGTCGTACAATATGCCATCGAGGACTCGCATATTTACGTTTGATGAAAGCGACCAGTCTCTCCAACTCGTCGTCTTTGACTAGATCAAATGACGGATGAATACGACCTTCGGCCAAGAACTGGCGAAATCCCACGTATTTGCTGGAAGGATATAGCATCACAATGGAATGGTTTTCTGGCCCCCACTTCTCTGTATCATATAGCGTTGCACCAGGGGTCGCACTCACTTCCAGAATCTTCACATTCTTTTCGCGCAGAGTATCAATGCTGAGAAGATTGAGGCGTCGCAACATCTGGGATACTTGATGCTCCTTCTCCACGCCAATATGGCACTCGTCCAGAATAATCAGTGCATTTGTGGCATTGGATAGAGCGGTGTAGAAGTTATCCTCGCGATCCTTCGTGTTCAAGCGACCACGATGATATACACGACGCTTGAAGGCCTCTAGCATATCCGCCTCCGTCTGTTTCTGCCAATCCCTATCGCTCATGCCAGTGATGATGAAGACATTGCGCGGATCAATAATACAATCGTCGCTGGGATGCGTACATGCTTTGTAGGCAACTTCCAAGAACGTCCCCGTCTTCCCCACTTGAGGAAGAGCAATGAGAGTTACTGCCACTTTCGGGTTGGCGGGATCAAAGAGTTCTTGAATAATCTCCGTGGCCGCAGTCTGTTGATTCGGGTATACCATTTCCTTGTCGCCCCCCTTACGAGCCTTTATCTCGTGTACTTTTGCCTGGTACGCGTGATGAAGAGATTCCCGTTGATGAAATAGTTCGTGTTGTCGTTGCATTTTATACTACGTATATATTAGTATAGCGCAATCCAATTTTACTTACGATTGCCCTTTACCTGGACAGGGCTCAATGCGAATGCATAATAGGGATAGTATAATGAACTGAACACGAATGCTAGTACCACATATACAACTGTAAGTGTACTGGAAGTTCCCAGGCGACAGTTATAGTTATACGAGAGAACCGCCGCACCTATGGAAAATGCGAACAAGAACATGACATAGAATATCAGTACGCTCGCACTGTAGTTATCTAACGCCTGTTCGCGTGTACTGTTTACGTCGAATCCGTCTTGGCGATTTCCCGTAACAGCGTTTGCCACGTCGACAACATATTTCCGAACGGTTTGCATATCTATGTATGGCAGCGATTAATCTTCGAACATCGGATTCGCCAATCCATTTTCGAAACGCATCCAGTTCAAACTAATACAAAAGACTTTCACTTCCCAGGAACCATCGTCCACTCCTGCGGGTGGTTTCACATCCAGTGTGAGCCGAAAGGAGTTCACACGACTCGCATTGAGAGAGCCACTCGGTTGATGTTCACCCGGTGTCTTTGCAAACGAGTAGCCATAAATGAAACGCGAATAGGCCGCATATCCACCGCGATGTGCCGTAGAGATCCCCTGTCTATAATACTGTTCATCCGCATCACAGATTGTTGTACCATTCACTTGTACTGCGGCGGAGACAAGCATCGGAATCTTCGCGGCGGCCGGTGTCCACTCCGTCTCGATCACAGACGAATAGTTCGTCCACTCATTGTTCAAGCGAACGGCTTTACGACGCACAAACCAAATGATTTCCTCCACAGGATGATTCGCCTCTAAAGGGAGTTGGATGCGTACAGCATCTTCCCGCTTCCCTATTGCATATTTCAACGGCTCATCGAAATAAAACGTATGCAGTTCGCGATGGAGTAGTTCAAACGGATCACGCAACATTCTTGTTCGGAGTGATCCATGTACAAATGCTCCGTATGTCAGAAGTTGTATAGATTTGAATGGGGGAGGTGCGACACTCCAATCGCCAATAACAGATGTCCATCCAGTGTTTCCATACGAGAAAGAAAAGGCCGGTGGACCCGCATTAGGGCTGCCATTTTCTGCATTACCTGTGCGCCATGCTTGTGGAACACCGTCCCAATAATAATACCTGGATGGAACGTTCGGATCTTCATAGGCAATGTCGATGCGCGGCGGAGAAGGTGACCATGAGCCTGCAGGAGCTCCGGGTGTCCATGTATATCTGGATGCCACGGCCAAATTCATAGGAAAGGGGTTTTCCCAACTACCACGATTGGTTTCAGAAGAATAACTCCAGTTGTATACTATCCCAGCATCCGTTGTATATTTAAAACTCATTCTGGGTGGCACATCCCATGCACCATTATTTGCTTCGGCGGAATATGTCCATGTACACGTGGGAAACGTGAAATCAAAGGGAGTATCTAGTGGAGTACTGTCACATACACTGCGAAATCCTCGCATCTGCCGCACACACTCTTCAAAGGGACGCAGAGTAATATGAATCTTCACGTAGCCTTCGCGCACGGAAACCATCGGTATGGCTGCTTGGAGGCGAGTGCGCATGTAGAAGAATGGTAGGATGCAGTTGAGATTCCCATTCTCCACAGGGAATATGCTCGGACGACGGCCAGCGCTTAAAAGGCGTTGCGTAGACATTTGGCCGAGATGATCGTATGCAACACCGACTTGTGTGTTGAATTCCGGATACAGTGCGCTGAATGTGTGTATAAAGTCTCCGTCGATCGTTTCCACTGTTTTTCCGTCGATTTCTAGTTCTGCGAGTTGTATGATACTTGTTCCCAGACTATTTGCGTATTCCCATGCGAGTGGTTGGGTAGCATATTGTAGTTTTCCAGCGGCGTACATATTTTGTGTTTGCGCATCCAACCAATGATCCAGACGAATCTGTAGGGCAGTTCCGAGAAGAAGATCGCCGATTTCCACGGATCCTAGATCAAAGGAGAATCGTTGACCAAATGCGCCAGGTCCACGAAGCGCCGTTTCTTGTACGACAGGAACGAAGGAAATCACGCGCCGCTCCGTATCACGTGCGAACCATGTGGTATCCGTGGAAATGGGGAAAATATCGTTTTCTTGTACATCTCGGTTTGTGAGATCGAGGAGGGTGACGATTGGACCCGGTGGAGGTCGTCTAGGCTCAGAAGGGGTGTTATCGGAAGTGTCTATATTGCGCGCCTCGTCTTTTGTGATCACCGTATTTATAGTATTGTCACCGGCAAAATACATCATAGATCGCCCTGAGCCGGTATCTTGGCTTGAGCCCGAGCCCGAACCTGTAGTCGTAGTTGTTAGTGGGGCTGGAATAGATCCGACACCATAACTTCCTAGCGAGCCCGAGCCTAGACGATATGCCTGATTACCTGCAATCCACGCAGTATTTGCAGAACCAGCTGCGGTTGCAGCCAGTTGTCCTGCAGTACGGGGCAAGGAAGATCCGGATCCCGCTGCGAACAGAGTATTCAGATATTTACTGACGTCGCCTATACTTGGATAGGCGGGTTGTGCAGGAGGCGGAGGAGGGTTCGTAACAGGGTTTGTTCGAGAAGTTTCCCCCGTCAAGGTGTTGATATAGATCGTTTGACCTTGCGCATTTTTAGAAGTAGTCCACGAAGTACTTCCTGAACTAGGACTCGATCCCTCGCGATTTGTCGTAAGACCGCTCATCCATGCTGCCTGTGTAGCCGCTGCCGTAGAAGTAACAGTGGCTGTTTGTATATCTCTATTGGACGGGGCAGCAGGCGATGTCCCCGCATTCAGTGATTGTATTCTGCTCCCCCACCATGAAGGTGCAGAACCACGTTGTGAGTAAAACGCAGCGGCCTGTTGATATTCTGCGTCCGTATACTTTATAGAACCTATACTTCCAGAGGAACTCATACCCTGTCTATCTAGTCTGGATTGTGGTTTAGGCATGGAGCCTAAATCGAGTGTCTATAGTTGTACAGAATGCCTGCCCTCCCCTTAAAAATAGGAGGAGCCTTTTACATAAACCTTGATGCGCGCACAGATCGACGTGCCGAGTTTGAAGGGGAGATGGAAAAGATGGAGATTTCTTGTGAGCGCTTTCCAGCGATCAAAGGAAATCCAGGCCTTGTGGGATGCGGCTATTCGCATATGGGTGTTATCAAAGAAGCCCAGCGACGCGGATATGAATCCGTATTGATCTTTGAAGATGATTTCGAGTTTATCGTTGATAAGCCGACATTCTGGGATACGATGGCAAAGATAGAAGTCGATTTGTCAGGCGGCTTCGATGTTATTATGCTCGGCTATAACATTCAACGATCGCACCCATTTTCAGATAATCTTTTAAAGGTAGTTGAGGCACAAACCGCCTCTGCATATATTGTGCATTCCAACGTGTATGATGATCTTATACAACTCTATATATGGGCAATGCCTCTTCTACAATCGACAGGAAGGCACTGGGATTATGCGAACGATCAAGTATGGAAGTGTTTGCAGGAGAAACAGCGATGGTGTGCATCCAAACTCCGTATTGGAAAACAACGAGCATCATATAGCGACAACGCAGAGAATTTCGTAGATTACGGTGTCTAGTTTCCGAACTTCAAATATCCACGATCACGCTCAATCGCATATAGCATCCAAGAATCCACTATCGCGGTCATTTCCGTTGCAGGAGCACCAAGTAGGGTATCGTTTGCAATGGCGGACAAGGAAGTATACAGCGTCGGACGATCTGCCGTTGTAAAGTTCACTACTCCCTCAGGCTGACGATCCCGTAAAAATCGTCGACCACGAATATCTCCTAGATCCCACGACATTTCCCCAATACCAAATCCGGGATCGCGATCCTCCTTCGCGTGATGTGTGAGGGTATTCCAGACAAAGGGAGTAAATAGGGTTTCACGATCACGTGAAGCAATGATGAGCGATTGTGCGGTGTAGTATTCGCCCCCCGAAATATCGGCGGCATATCGCCATCTACGACCCGTACGCAAGTCATTCTGTGATCGGAAAAACCATAGAATACGGGATGCCGGATGCTGAGCATCGATGCGTCGAGTGACGAGAGCTGGGACGCCGCGCACAATAGGGGCGTATTCGGCTGGGCCGAACGTATATGTGTTCTCATACAGTTTGGAAAAGGGGATTTCCAGTGGTTTCGATCGTAGCTCCAACTGCGTCTCTCCATCGACGTATACATGACGCGTTTCCAGTTGTAGTGTAGGGGATGCGATGGCCGTTCTGGCGAGCGCCTTGAACGAGGTTGCAGCGCCCGCTACTTGAAATGTACGGAGCCAGGGTTTCGGAGCAACTGTTGCAGCAGCATCCGATGTCTCTACGATTTCTTCCAGGGGACGAAGTTCCAGACGAAGACGAAATCCCTGTTTTCGCATGGCAATACTCGGAAACCCATTGCGATCTCCTATGAAGGGGAGTTCCAGACGAAGTCTCGGCGGAGTAGCGGCAGCGGCAATAGATGCCGGGGATCCATCGTGCCATCCGGCCAAGGTGTTTTCCAAATAGGCCGAGTTC